GTACCTTATTCCTTTCGAGAATGTCTGAGATATCTTGGTTAGTCTCGATGATAATGCCACCATCACCGTCTGAATGTACTTTCTGATGTCTAAAGTTTGTCATTGGTCTTTATAAAAAGCCCCCAACCGAAGTTAGGGGCTAGTTCATTACAGTGCGAAGTTCAAGTCAGCTACGATACCGTGAGCTGCTTCGTTCTTCACTTCCAGAGTTACTTCAGCCAGAATCTGAGTTTTCTCGCTATCACCAGACTTGGCCAGTTCATTCGTCATGAATGGGCGCAGGAAAGCCATAGCAGCGTACTCAGGATCAAGGATCAGCATGTCACGGGTACGCATGAATCTTGAAGCTACTATAGACAAATTTCCAAAATCGCTAGCATAAATGTCAGCCGCGCCCACGATAACACCAGGTTCAGGTTTAGTAATCTGATAGCGATTAACTGCGATACCAGCAAAAGAAGAAACCTTTTGCTTACCAGCCGAACCAACAAATACGGCTTTAGGATTACCGCCTTGATCGAAGATCGAAGCGATAACAGTCTTCAGCAGTGCTTCAGTAGCTGTACGCTGTGTACCATCCGTACGTGTTGACGTACCAGACGTTGCAGGAGCAGCACCACCACTACCTTCAGATGAGTTGGTCTTGATCCACGACAGCAGAGAACCCATGGTGCGAGCTACGGTAGACGTACCAGCAGACTTACCTTGGTTAGCACAAATAATGGTCTCTAGGTCTCGCTTTAGCTCCTGCGAAGCCTTACTAAGTTGATAAGCTTTTTCAGATTTTCTGCCTGCCTTGTTAACGCTATCCAGAGTACCGGATACTTGTACAGTCTTTTGTACAATTTGCGTATAGTTACCTACGCGGGTTGTTGGTGACAAGGTTGCGGAAGTTGCATCTGCACCCTCAACAGCAGCATTAGCCGTGGTAGCAGCAGCCAGGCTGTCAGTTTGCCACTCGTGGTAAACAGCAGTAGCTTTAGTCTTACCGATTGAGGAGAAGATTGGAGTTTCGGTTGGAGAGATATTGTAGATAATATCTGACAAATCTTCACGTTGGCCAATGGCCGTAAAAGTTTGATATGTAGGCATGATTTAATTCCTATAAAAAGCGTTCAAAAGCGGCTGCGGCATCTGCAACCCTACCGGATTGTTTAGCCCTAGCCTTCAGTTTTTTCAGTTCTTCGCCATTACTATCACGCGGCATAGTCACACCAGATTTCATTGTTCGTGGTGCTTCATTTACCTTCTTTGTGATACCTGGCTTGGATGCTTGCAATTTGTCAAACTGCATAGCTTTCCAAAGTGTTAGTACTGCGCGAGAATCATAGACATTAGCCAATTCATCATCAGAGAATCCAACTTCTCGCCCATAATTCTGCACATCTTTCCGAATTGCTCCACCCTTAACAGGATCAGCATATCCAGGTAATGCACTGGCCAGCTTATTAGCTTCTTCAATAACTTTCTGACGAAGTTGCTCTTGCCTGTCATATTCTTGCTGTTGCGAGATACGCTCACGATCAGCACGAACTTGCATTAACTGCTTCTCCTTCTGAGACATTTCGGCTATCCTGACTGCGTAACCAATTGGGTCTGTCTCTTTCAGGTATTCGAGGTTTTCTTCCTCTTGCGGCTGGTTAAGCGCATTTTCAATATGTCGCAATTGTTCTGCATACATATCTCGTAATTGCTTGGCTTCTTGAATCGCACTGCGTTCGGCCTCTACCGCTTTGCGTTCTTCTGCTACAGCCTGCGACTTCCGTGTGTAATCTGTGCCAAGTTGATAAGACTTGATAAGCTCATCGAGGGTAACATCCTTTTCTTCACCCGCAGCTTTAATGCGGTAAGTCTGTGCCTCTTGCTCATCACTGCTATCTTCTTGTTCTACCTCAGAGTCATATTCCTCTGATTCGGCCTCGCTATTGTTGGCTTCTAGTTCCTGTTCCGGTTGTTCCTGTTCGGAGCCATCCTCAGATCCCATTAAGCCCAAAATAGCGTTAGCTGCACTACCTACGTCTAACTGGGCACTTCCCTCGGGATTGGTGCTTTCAGTATCGCTCATGTGTTTTCATTTCCATAATTATATAGGGAACCGCCCTATACGGACTACAAAATCTTCCATCGTTTCTCGTTGATCTTCGTCTGCGAACCCATGCTATCTAGCTGGTTCCAGATGTCCTCTATAACCCGCAATCGAATGTATGCGCTCTCTCTAGCTTCTATATCATTCGTATCACTAGCCACAAACTTACCTATCTCTACGGCTTTCAGATCGTCTATCAGTTCCTTGAATACAGGATCAGCAACCAATCTATTAGCCCACGCAGCTTTATCCACCTGTCAAACTCCCAAGATCACGAATAGCTTTAAGCACAATCTCTGCTTGCTTGTTGCGACTATCCTCATCTGCTATATCCATAGCCAGGATAGCTTGCAATTGCTGTACGGCTAACTGTGCCTCTTTAATCTTAATCTCAGCAGTATCTTTCTGATTCTTCATCTGCATCTCTATACCTTTTCGGGTATATTCTGCTTCGAGTTTCTGCCCCTCAAGTTCGAGTTTCGCCGAATCAATCTGAGCTTTAGCCTGCGTCTTTTCCCTCTCAACGTCAGCCAGCATCTTAGCAACCTCTGCTTGGACATCAGGAGCTGGCGGTTTAGGTTGAGCAAGAGCTGCATCTTGTTCTGGTGTAATTGGGTTGACAAACTGGCTTGCGTCTTTAAATCCGGCTGATTCGATAAACTTTGCAAGTGTGTTCCTATATTGACCTACTGATACCAATGGATTAGATGGGCCAAATTGCTGCAATATCTGCTCTTGCTTAGACAGAATCATCTGCAACATAGTCAGCTTCTGGTCACGATCTCCAGAGCCAAGGCCAACATTGACAGACACATCATACTCATTAGACCAAGTACGAGGATCGAAAGATACATACTTACCCCTCATTCTGACAATCTTTTCCTTGTCCTGATATTTGCCTAACAAATGCAAGATACCCTTAAACAAGCTCTTAACACCCGTCTCAGCAAAGATACGGGCAACCAGTTCCAACTTACCAGAATTAGACTTAACCATAGCCGCTACAGCAGCCGCAGTGACGTTAGACAGTACATCTGGATCTAATCCCTGCTGTGCGTCATTAACACCTGTACGCTTGGCTTGTACGCTGTCCATGTACTCAAGCATTGGGAAAGCCTGGGCAGTAACCGATGGCACTTGGATAGGCACGATAGCAGCAGCGTTCTTCATGCGGATCACACCACCAGGCGTAGCGTTCAATACGTCATCAATATTGACCTGGCCATCGACCACGCCGACACGAGCATTGTTAGTCAGGTACAAGTTATCCAGCATTTGACGAGTTACCGTAGACTTGATTAGCTGAATATCCATAGTACGATCAGCCAGTGACTGACCAAAGAACTTGTGCGGAATAGGAATAGGGCAGATAGAGTGGAATGGCGTGTAATCGCACTCCTCATCTTCTAGTATCTCACTACCACAGTACACAATACGCCTAAGTTCTGCAATGCCATCGTCATCTTCATCTATGTATATATAGCACTCGTATACCTCAAGTTTCTGCATTGCAGGATCCATGCTCGGCGCATCATCTGGATTCTCACCCTGGTCAAACCTTGCAATACGCTCTTGAGTAAAGCTCAGATCATCATAAGCAGGCAATGAATCCACTATATCCTTGTCGTAACCCATTGCAATCAGGTCAGACCTTGGCATTAGCCTACGATGTGCTACGAATGGTGAATCCTCGATAGTCTTAGCAGACTTGGATATTAGGAACTCCTCCGGCGGTACATTCTCAATCTTGACTTGGCCAGATTTAATTACTTTCTTGACCGTCACTGAGTACGATGGAGCCTGAATCGGCATACCCATCTGGTCTGTGCCAATCTCAATCATGTCAACCTTCTGACGAACGATCTCCAGCGAGCCATCAGACATCAATAGTGCGAGTTCATCCTCAGTCAAATTGCGGTACTTCTCTTTAGTTACATCTTCTTTAGCATCCCAATAAGATTTAACTACGCCAACCTTCTGTAGCAATGCGTCTTTAAACCAGTTATGCAGTATGAGCAGACCTTCATTCTCACGATAGAAAACCCAATTGCAGTAGTCAGTTGCCTGCTTTGCAGACTCCTCATCACCTTCTGATCTTGGCTCAAAATAGACAATATCCTCAGTTGTCGTAAAGACACGGATAAGTTGTGGTAGCGCACCATCTACAGCTTCAGCGACCTCACCAGTGACGATCTGGCTACGACCTTCTACCTCGTTGCCATACGGATAACGTAGATAATACTCAAGTGCTTTAGTGCGATCATCGCTAGTTTCAGTGTCAATGAACCCAATTGAGTTATCTATCTCTGATTCTAGTATGCCTTTTACTGATCCTGAATCCATAGCTGTTTCCTAGTTGGATATTTTGTCTATTATACAACCCATCCGGTATTAATTGGCAAACTTGTTGACCACGAATCTGCCCGTTCGTCAAGTGTTATTGCAAGATAACGGAATGAATCACTGTAATGTGATGCCCAATCATGTAGCGGCTTATCGTAATAAGTACCCTGACGTTCATTAAACTCCCTGCGATAGTTGCGGATAGCGTTCAATCCATGTTTAGTCTTGGGATCAAACCAGCACCTTGGCAGCAACCTACGTACAGCCTGGATACCATCAGCTACAGACAATCTTGGTGCGACTGTAATTTGCAGTCCGGCTTCTTGCAGCATCTCTTTGCGGCTTTTTCCTGTGCCCAATTCACGGACTTCAACGTCATGTGGTAAGAATTGGTCGAAATGCTCATATCTATTTTCTTTGAGCCAATTGACATACCAATCCAACCCGACCCCGTGGTTTTCCACGCAATCAATAAGCCTAACCTCTTTGCCAACCAATTGAGCCACCCACAAACAAGTAGAGTCACCCATACCCAAATCCCAAGATACATAAGACTTACAAAGATCATCCCTGTCAATATGGGTGATGCGACCCTTCGCTTCAAGATCGTTGATAATCTGCCCATAATAGCTACCCTCCACTGCTGAGTTAAAGTTACATTCAAACTCTTGCTGGTACTTGTCCTCACCCATCTCTCGTCTTGCTGCATTAAGCTCAGACTCAATAATGATGTTTGTCTGTGAAGCTTTAAATTCTACTAAAGCCCAATCTTCAGAATTTTCTGCTTCATCACGGAATTGTCTAAAGTGATTGTTACCTTTTGGAGTCCCAATAAATAAAGCCCACCCCATCCGATCAGATAAAGCAGGCCGTAGTACCTCATTCCATACTTTTGGATTCATATCACCCACTTCATCCAGTACCACTCCATCGTAATAGCCGCCACGTAATGCGTCTGCATTATCAGCTCCATGAAGTGATATTCGCCTACCCATGAAGTCTACTCTTAGCTCTGAAATATTAGCTACTGCACCTAATGGCCTTGTGTACTTAACTAAGTAATCAAATGCAATCCGCTTTGCCTGAGTATAAGTTGGGGCAACATAAGCATATCTAGGAGACTCTAGTTGGCACTCAATAGCTTTTTTGACTATCTGGTTAATAGCTGCCACAGTCTTTCCAAACCTCCTGTGCATGACTCCAACAACAAATCTGTTAGCGTCTAAAGCATTATGCAAGATTAGCTGATGTTCTCTTGGCTTATAAGGGATTTCAATTACTTCAGCCATGTAACTGTCATCTCTTGTGGGCCACCATCTGCGCCTGTGACCTCAGTCCTAGCCAGCTTTGGTATGTGGTACTCACTGAGCTTCTGTAATAAGTCTAATGCTTTGCCTGGATCTGGCTTAAGTCCATAAACCTCATCACCCTCAGCGACCCTTTGTAGCCATCTGTCCATATAAGGCACGTTCTTCTCTAGCAAAGTAGCAATAGCATTGCGTACTACTGCTGTGCTCTTGTTAGGTGTGCCTGGTGGTCTACCCTTACCTGCATTAGTTAAGCCGGGGTACTTTTCTTCCTCAACTTTACTGTCATTTGTTTCCATTTTTGCATTATCCTTTGGATGTCATGCGGTTATTTAAGTAATCCTGGTATTTGTATATTTACAGACCTACCAGATCCTTCTGGCATGTTTCTTCTTGCATAACTTCTTAACATTCTTCCCTTGCTTATATCTTTTCCAAGATAATCTCCAGTTT